CTGCGTCATCTAACTTACCTGCTTCTTTTAGGTTTGTAATAGCATCAGCATATCTTTCTGGAGGAACAGAAAGAAAATAAGTTGTATCTTCAGATGAATCTAGTAACTTAAGAGACTCTGCATCACTTAAATCACAAGGAATATATTCAAGTCTTTTAATAAACTCTTGAGAATAACTTCCCAATACTTCTACCCAACTCTCTTTAGAGTGATTAGTTCTGGAAGCTCCAATAATCTTTAATCCCTTTGGTAGAAGATTTTTCTTATGGAGAGTATAAAGTGCTGGTATAAGTTTTCTGCGGCACAAGTCGCCTGTCGCACCAAAGATTACAATATTTTTCACTTCTTATTAACAGAATTCATCACTTCTTCCCAGTCTTTCTGGAAAAGTTCTAGACCTTTATCAGTCATAATGTTCTTGTACATTGCCCAGAATACAATGGGAGGAATTGTAACTACATCTGCACCACAAAGAGCAGACTGTTCTACCTGTCTTACATCACGAAGAGATGCTGCAAGAATTTGTGTAGATGTTCCCGAATAATCAAATGCCTTGCGAATGTTTTTGATGAGTTCAATTCCATCTACAGAATTATCCATCCAACGACCGACGAAAGGTGAGATGAATGTTGCACCTGCTTTAGATGCAAGGATTGCCTGAGCAACCGAAAACACAAGAGTTACATTAACTTGAATTCCTTTATCAGTCAGAAACTTGCAAGTCTTAAGTCCTTCTACTGTACAAGGAACTTTAATTGTAACTGCTGGTGCAATTGAATAATACTTTTGTGCTTGTGAAAGCATTTCTTCTGATGTATCTGCAACAACTTCTGCAGAAATACTTTCTAGGTTTGAAAAAGACTTTGATATTTCTTCGATAACTTCTTGAAGTTGTCTGCCACTTTTAAGAATTAAAGTAGGATTTGTAGTAACTCCATTTAATAGTCCAGTCTCATATGCTGATTTAATTAAAGAAACGTCAGCAGTATCTAAAAAAATTTTCATAAATTAACTCCTATTGCGGATATGCGTGATTTAATCCCCAGATCACAAAAATTCCAATGACCCCAAAAATAGTCATCGTTGTATATATGAGTTTAGTCATCTTCCTCATCCTCGTAAGTAGATGGTTCTTCAAAAAGTTCTTCCATTTTTTGTTTAAGAATTCTTTCTTGCAATTGCTGCAAATCTTCTTCTGTAAATCTAATCACCAGTAAAGGATCTCCTACCTTAACGTCGTTTAATTCTGGGTGTTTGACTTTTGGACTTTTTGAATACCCATGATGAGCGTTCATAATCATCCATCCCTGCACAAACATTGATATAGAAATAACTAAAAGAACAAACCAAGGAACTAAAAAAATCAGTTCAGAGTGATTTTGAGCCATGGAAGTAATGGTGGAATAACCCCAACCAACCTTAAAAGTCCCTCAGCAAATAAAGCAAGAACCACCCAACCGACGCACATACTAATGATAGAAGCATTACGGTTGTGTCGTCGTATTGCAGCATCGATCATCTCCTGAACTTCAGAACGTGTAATAAACTCTTCTTGTTCATGCATCATTTCTGGTCTCCAAGAAATTTTGCGAGAGGATCTCTTTTAGTTTTAACAATTTCACATGCTCTGTAGTAGAACATATTATTAGTGTTACCAGAGGCTTCAAAAGTTGCCTTGATCTTCACCCAATTATCATAGGTGTGCTGGTCCATAATAGCGACCCATATTACTACTATATAATAGTTTCGAATACTTCAAAGTCAATAATTTGTGTTCATTCTGTAACACTGATTAAGCAATTATTAAATTTGTAATATATCTTAAACGGAAAGGGTGGGATTCGAACCCACGGAGGCTTTCACCTCGGCAGTTTTCAAGACTGCTACCTTAAACCACTCGGTCACCTTTCCTTATATGGAATTATCTTGTTTAGATTCTTTTTATTATATAAAAAATTAAAGTCTTTGTCAAGTCTTTAACGAACTTCAAAATCCAGTTTTTTAATTTTACGTTGGCGTCTTGCTTCTTGCCAAGCGATGTCCTCATTCGTAAGAACACCTTTTTTTGATTTATTATTTAAAGAATTAAGCATAACAATTTTAGACAAATCAACAGCAGAGATTACTCCTCCGCGAATTGTTGTCATATTTGAACATCCACATGTTACAGTTTTTACTGGATGTCCCTCTATTTCTCTGTTGCAAACTTTACAACGAACATTTATATTTTCCATTATCCCATAATGTTTTAGTTGTTTTATTTAGTCTCCATCACCAGAACCATCTCCACCGTCCCCACCAGCACTTGATGAAGAACGTTTTGCCATTGCTCTACCAGCACCAACATTAGTAACTCTATTGTTATTATAAACTTTATGTGGTTTTGCCATTTTATAGGCAATTTGTTTGAATTGATTAAATGTTTTCATTGAAGATGTGCTCTTAACTGCCAGATAAACTTACCGTGCGATTCCATCAAATCTTGAACCAAATTAGCAGTAGCATATGACTTCTGATCTTCTGCTTCCTCAGAAATTTCTTTTAATAAATCACAAAACTTTTCATTATTTTCAAGAAGTTCTGAAAGCATATTATTTGATGTAGTAGAACTTGCCGCCTCTTTGATTTGCGTAACTTCAAGCATTCTCGAAAGAGAACTGAGAGGTTTCACATTTAAATATCTCATGTGTTCCGAGAGACGATCAATCTCTTCAAACATTGTTTCATATTGACCACCAAAGAGTTGATGTAGTTGAGTGAAATCACTCCCTACAACATTCCAATGAAATGCCCAAGTTTTATGAAATAACACAAAAAGTGATGACTGAGCATCACTTAAGAGTTTAAACAGTTTTTCCATTATACTTTTTTCAAGTATTTATGCAAGTGGGCAATATCGGATTCGAACCAATGACTTACTGCTTGTAAGGCAGCCACTCTACCGCTGAGTTAATCGCCCAATAAAATATCAATTTAAGAAAAATTGAGTAATACAGAATCTTCCAAGTTTTTTATTTAAATCTTCACTATTCATAATTATTTGATCTACTGAATGTAATATATTGGAAGGAAATATTACACACTTATTATTTTCAACTTCTATATCTATCTTAGAATTTCCATGAAGTAAAGATAAATTACCACCATGGAACTTTTTTGGAGATTTGAAAAACCAAGTTAAGCAAGTAGATATTGAATTATCTTGATGAGGTTTATAATAATCTCCATTTTCATAATAAGAAACTAGAGTTGTATCTCTCTCACATCGAAATGTATTAAAAAACCAAGAATCGGAAGTCAAAAATATATCATCATAATTATCAAATATTTTCCTATTTACAGTAAGAATATTTGATATTTTTCTATCTGTATATGTAGTATCTAAAAACAAACAATTATTTCTTTTTAGAATTTTTCCATCGGCATCTGATGCAGACAAAGATTCAGTTGGACCTAAAAATTTTTGTGAATAACACAAAAAATTTAATTCTTCCCAAATAAGATTCAATTCATATTCATCATATAAATTTTTTATTATTATGAAAGGAAACGAATCATTAAAATGAGCGATATCCATTAATTATAATTACATTTATTATTTAAACTACCAGAGGTTAATAGGCAGTGAGTGCCCACCACCCGCAGAAGACACTTTCTGCGTTTTCACTGTATTAGAGGTCAGTGAAAAAGGTTTCCAGTAGCCGTTCTTATCTCCCATAAGGAAGATGTAGGCATCGAACCTACAAAGGACAGTCCCTAACGGAACTACTGGGAATTCCACCCAGAACCAATTTGATAGAATCGGATATTTCCAACCCTATCAACTCCACAACCTGGATTCGAACCAGGGACCAAGTGATTAACAGTCACCGACTCTACCGCTGAGCTATTGTGGAATGAAGAACCCAAAGGTTCAGAGCGGGGTATCGGAATCGAACCGACGACATCTAACTTGGAAGGATAGCGTTCTACCGCTGAACTAACCCCGCATATGAGACAATCATAAACTATTTTAGTTTGATTGTCAAGCGTTCCGAGAGGGACTTGAACCCCCGACCAACTGCTTAGAAGGCAGATGCTCTATCCATCTGAGCTATCGGAACATAGGACAATCATACCAAATAAAGTTTTGATTGTCAAGCGGAGAGAAAGGGATTTGAACCCTTGGTGAAGTTGCCCCCACACAGACTTTCCAGGTCTGCTCCTTAAACCACTCGGACACCTCTCCAAGGTGGGCAGGGAGGGATTTGAACCCCCGTAGGCAGAGCCAGCGGATTTACAGTCCGCCTCCATTAACCACTCGGACACCTACCCTTACTCCTTAGGACAATCTAAAACCCAAGGAGAACAAAGACGCATTTCACCACCTAGTAGTTCTTGTGCTTTGCTACCGTCTGGTGGTTTCTCAACCAACCTCGGTGCAATTATTCTAACCTCTCCAGTGTCCCCTGTCAAGCGTTCATACTCTAAAATCGCTGCATCAACGTCCCTTGTAACTCTTCTTTCTACTTTGTTAGGATCTTGAATAAAAATCTCGTTAAGAATAGTTTGCGGGAAATACTTTCTTTGAATTTCATCCAGTAAATCCCATAATCCATTTTCTGATACTCCAGTGCATTGTGAAAGTGCTGCAATAATAGATGACAATACAATACTAATTATTATAATTTGTTTTTTATCTGGTTTCTTTTTTCCAAATTGAAAATTAAACTGAGGCATATAGGGGAGGTCTGCAGCACTCCCCATATTTATTCAGTTTTTAAACTTCTACCGTGATCAGTCGGTTAGCATATTCATGTGCATAAGATGTACGGGCACCATGAATGCCCCAACCAATCCAACTATACGCATAG